TCGTCGTCCGGGGAAGGTACGAGCTGCACCCGCCCGGGCTTTGTGGGAATTCTGTCTCTCATACGTCCACCTCTTTGGAAAATACTTCGTCACTGTAGAACCATGCCCCGGCGATCCGGTCCGCGCTGTCGTCCATGAGGCAAAGGAACCGCTCAATGGCGTTCGCCCCGACATAATCCAGCCGGTCCGGGGACTGCGGCAGGGCGGGCGCGTCCGGCACCGGGATCAGCCCGTCAAGGGAGCGCACCGCCCGGATGTACGCGTCCATCTGCGGCCAGCGCGGAATGTCGTTCTCCGCCCATGTCCGGAAGGACGGCGGGGGCACCGCGTTGTATCCCATGTCCAGATACCGCGCCCGGACCGCCAGCACCGCCGCCTGCACCCGGTTCAGGTCCGTGTAACGGTAGTAGCCCTTGTCCGTCCCCTGCGCCACGTCCTCCGCCGTGCGGTCGTAAATCATATTTTCAAGCATATACGCCTCCGCGCAAAGCTGACGGTGGGAATCGAACCCGCATCAAGCGATTACAAGACGCCCGCTCTGCCATTAAGCTACATCAGCTTTACGGTGTTTGTGACTTAAAGATTCACTAAGTCAGTGCGCCGCATACTCCGCGAGAACCTGCAGCACCAGATTGCCGATGATCTCGCTGTTGATTTTCAAAGCGTCTGAAGAATACAGAGCCAGTACTTCCGTTGATTGCTTCGTAGAATCCAGCCAGATTCCGTTGAATGTTTCCAGCGTCATTGCCAGAATATGCGCAAAAGCCGCCGCCCATGAAGATGCCGTGCCTCTTTTTTCGGTATCGGTCAAACTTTTAGGATCTTTTCTCAGCATAATGTGACCGATCATTTCATCGTCCTGTATAATCTCTTGGATTTCACTGTACGTTTCAGGGATAGCCACAGTCTGCTTATTGATGTGATCGCAGAAGACCTTAATCAACTTATTAAAATATTCATCGCCGTCATCGCGGACAATACAGGCATTCATGTGCGTCACATCTTCCACGACAGTGCTGTCCGTATGACCGTTGAAATACATTAACATATTATCGCGCCCTGCAAGAAGCCAGTCGCGGATAATTCGGGTCTCAGGCTGATCGAATGCGTCAAGACCGGTGTTGTCAAAATCGGCTGTTTTGTTTTCAGGATCATAAGGCGCGGGATTCATGTATGAAACCCAATACTTGCTATCGAAATTTCTGTTAATATTAACTCTGTTTTCATTGACATACATATAATTATCAAATCCCCACGGATTCACAACGGGAATGATGTGGAACTCAACGCATGACCGCAGATTTTTCAGGGAAGGATTCTTATCCCAGTTTTCACAAATATCCTTCATGAAGTAGTATAAGCCATACGTTGACGATTTTTCAAAGCCGTGGATGGAACCGTCCATATAGATACGCGGTGTTTTCCCAACCAGCAGTTTGTTGGTGTGCTGTTTCGGAGCAAACACATATTCGTATATGGTATGTGAATATGTTTCACCTAAAAAATCAACCCCGCTTATTGTCCATTCTTCTTCCGTGTGTCTTGTAATGTATCCCTTATGAGCGTCCATGAGCGCGTCAAATGCAGCTATTACCTCGGCGTACGTTGTGTTTCGCCCAAATCCGGTATATTCTTCCTGAAGCCCTTCGTACCATGTTGCGTAATCGGCCCTGTTGATCATGAAGGGGCCGTGATTGTACGGTGATTTGACGGTGTTGATGGACGCTTGTATACTCTTAATGGAATTTTCATTATTCCAAATTCCATTTGCTCTGTAAATGAGCGAATTGCCGTCATTGATGGTAATGGCTGTTTCGTCAGTCCTTAGCAGAACAATGCGCACTTTTATCGTTCCCGCGTCCAGAAGCGACTGAATGGATATCTCACTGAAGCCATAGGAAGCAGCACTTCCATCTGCTGTATATTCGAGTCCAGTCCATACTCCCTGATAGCCGTTTGCGTCCCATCCATATACTCTGAAAAGATGAGAGTTATCAGTCAAAAATTTTGCGCCTTTAGCAATATCAACCCAACCGGTGGTCACAATCGAGGTGGTATAACTAGAATTGATAGTTCCGCTTGATAAATTGACACTTCCGAATTGCCACGATTCATTTTTAAGGGTACTATCACTGAGTAGACCTTCCTCATTCTCGGACACCCGCGCCGTCAGACTGCCTTCTTCTCCAGGAATGACAAGATTAAATTCAGATGGCGTTTTGTCCGAGCTATTGATTCTTACCATGAGAATCACACCATGGCAATCCGAAGGAATATCATATTTTTTAGATCTGCCTGATGTAATGCTGATTGCATTATCATAACCGGTTGCATCCGAATAAATGGGCTGTTCTCCGGAAATGGGGGTTACATAGTCTTTTACAAACGCAATAACAGTATTAGTATTTGCATTTGCTTTTACCGAAACCGTTCCGCCCACGTTGCGCGAAAGCGGAATATATATATGCTTATTATTATCATTAACATTATTCCATTTCCCATAACTGCTTTGGGACACGGAAAGGTTGCCATTATGCTGAGTATATTCAGATAAATCAGTTGCATCAATAACAAAATCCGGTTCTCCAATAGCATCCTCAAACTGTGCCTCTAACTCACTAACCGACGTGTCCGTCTCTTCCCTCACCAGCGCAAGCCCTTGCGCCCCATTGTCCTTCACCTTCAGATAGGCGTCAGCCATTGTTCATATCCTCCGTGTCATTTTCGCCGGCCCAGGGTTCGTTCCCGCCCGTGAACCGCCCGATTTCGTTTTCCTTCCGCTTCGCAATGATCTCGTCCGCGTTGTCGATCAGGCCCAAAATTCCGCAGATCTGCCGGGTGATCGTGTCCGGGTCGAGGTATTCCGCCGCCTGCAGGACGTTGGCCAGCTCCTCCGACTGGTTCACGATGGTGTCCCGGCGGTACGTCGGATCCGCGTCCACCCCGGCCAGCGCGAGGATCCCCCGCAGGAAGTCCGTCACGCAATATTCAAAGCGGCTCGTCTTCTGATTCAGCGGTTCGTAGGCTGCCCGAATCTGCGTCGCCGTCGCCGCGCCTCCGGAGATCTCCTTCACGTCCAGCGCCATGAAGTCGTCGAAGAGCTGACGCCTCAGTTTGTCGATAGCCGCCTCTGACGCGTCCACGGGAACCTCCACCGTGTGATGCTCCACCCCAACCCCGTCGTCGCCGTCCGCGTGGGCCACGTGGGTCCGCCGGAGCTGGTCGATGAACCGGGCGTCGTCCTCTTCGTCCATGGCGTTGGCGTTTTTCAGCACCCAGTAGATCAGGTTTCCTTCGTCCGTGTTGTTGATCAGCCCGGAGACCATCAAATCATACGCGTCCAGCGTCTCCCGCCCGCCGACCAATTCAGACTGCCGGTTCACGTTGTACAGCGGCACGATGGGAAGCGTGGAATAGTTCCCGATGCCGTAGACCTCCACCCCGGCGGCCTCGGACCGGCGCACCTCGTAGCGGTACGGCGCTTTCTGACGGATGATCCGCAGGTCCTTGTCCCTGCCGTCCGGGTCCTCGGCGTATTCCGTGATGCCGTCCGCCTCGTAGAGCGTCGCCCGTAGCGGTTTTCCGTCCGCAAGCCGCCACCACCGGATGCCAGCGGACAGCGCGCCGGTCTCCTCGTCGTACATGGGGCAGAAGGACGGTTCGTCCCCGCCGTAGATCGGAAAGACTTCCAGATGGTCGTTGTTCCAGAACCCGAAGGACACGCCGCCGTTGAGCGCATAGGTCGCCGCCAGCTGCACCGCAGAATCGAAATCCTTCCCCAGCTTCTTGTCCTTGTCCGCCATATCGGAGAAGATCACGCCATTGCCGAGCAGGAACTGCACCTGCTGGGTGATGAAGTAATAGTAATACCGGCAGGGGATCTTGTGATTCGGGCGGTAGAGGTCCGGGACGGCCTGCCCCATGAGGTTGTAGACCATTTTCTGAGCCCTCATGATCGTCGGGTTCAGGTGCCGGTAATAGGCATCCGCGTCCCGGGCTATGCGGAACTGCGGTTCGGCCTGGAACGCCTGGATCGCCGCACGGACGAAATCGCCACGTTCCTTGTCCCCCGCACCGGCGGCAAGAAGATCCTGATATGTTTTCAAGTTCCACCACCCCCCAACAGATCAACAAGATAGATCGTGTCTGCGGCCTTTGTTGTCGTTCTATATTGCGCCTCAGACCCGGCCCACAGCTTCACAAAAGACCCGTCCCGCTCGTTTTTGACCTTTCCGAGCATCGCGGCAACGGTCTCTTCGTTCTGTTCCAGCCGGGTTTCCACCGCCGCGTTCTGATCGGCTAGCTGTTCGTCGATCTTCTCTCCGGCCTCGTCCAGCGTTTCGTCAACCGCCCGGTAAATGTCCCGCACCTCGCCGAGGATCGTCTCCCCGAAAGATCGCGTCGGGAGCGGTGCTCCGTCCGTGACGCCGGATTCCTTCACCGTCAGCTCCGCCGTCTCCGTCGTGATCCGCTGGATAAGCGCGGCCCCTTCGTAGACGTGACCCGTGATCCAGACCGTCCAGACGCCCGCCGTCAGGTTGACGCCCGCGTCCGTGCCGATCTCCCCGTCAACGGCCTCCGCATCGATCTGCGTGTCGCCGAGGCGGAAGTGCGCCCACACGGACAGCCCGTCCGCCGTCCAGTCGGCGGTTTTGTAGATCAGCCGCGCGGTCAGGTACGCCACGGAATCCGCCGCCACGACGGTCTGCGCAAGGGTCAGCTTCTGCCCCTGCAGAAAAATCGTAATCATATTCCCTCCGCGTTTGCCGGTGTGCGGAGGTTCTTTACCGCGTCTCCGGCTTATTTTATCGGCCCGGTTATTGCGCCGCGCCGCGTTTTACCTTGTGTTTCAAAATTGTATTTGCGAAATACCGGATGTCGTCCATGGCGTGGTCGTTGTCCTTGATCACCGCGTCCTCGGTTTTCTTCTCGTCCCAGCGGTACAGGCCGAACTCCTGAATCGCCGCCCCGCAGGACCGGTGAATCTTAATATTCCCCGCCCGGAGGTACTCCGCCGTCCGCCGGATGCCGTCTAAAACCTCATTGTTGGCCTGTATGACCGTGAACCCCCGTTTCCGGAGCGCCGCAATGAACGACGCCGCCGACGGGTCCACCACGACGCGCTTGATCGGGCGGTCCCCGGACAGCTTCACCACCTCGTCGCAGTATTCCTCATCCGTCCGGTTCGCCATGGACGCCCGGCCTGAATAGTAGTACTCCGACACCCGGACGGCGTGATCTCCGCGCAGGCACCACAGCCCGGCGGAAAAGGGGTTCAGCGTGCCATAGTCCACGGAAATGTACCACTCGCCGGAATCCGGGGCTTCGTCGGTGATATTCGCCTCGCCGAAATCGTAAACCAGCCCCTCCGCCACGCACCACTCGCCGAGGATGTACCGGCGGTAAAAGACGCCGGTGTACATGGACGCATACCGGGCCTTGATGGCGTCGGACAGCCCCGGATTGTCGTCCATGGTGAAGTGCAGGTGCAGGGCGTTGTGCTCCCCGGCCTTTTTGATCCACTCCTCATTGAACCAGTGCTGAGGAGGGCCGGGGTTGCAGTTGAACCACAGCCGGGAACCGTCCACGGAGCACCGCCCCGTCGCCTGTTCCACGAAGGACCGCGGCATGAGCGCCACCTCGTCCAGCAGCACCCCCGCCAGCGTCCGGCCCTGGATCAGCGTATAGGACAGCTCGTCATGCCCGCCGAAAACCTCAAAGACGTTGGTCCGGTTCCCGCGCCTCACCACCAGCTCCTTCGACCCGGACCGGAATTTCACCGCGTACCGCTTCCGCGTCCACGCCAGCCCCTCGAACGGACGGACCAGGTTCTTCACGCAGCTGTCCACCGTCCGCCCGCACAGCCCGAACCGCTGTCCGTCGAACTCCCGCATGGCCCAGTCCACGAAGGACACCGTCATGAGGGAAGTCTTGCCGGAGCGGATCGCGCCGTCGCAGATCAGCGCGTCGTAATTGGTGTACGGGAACCGCAGGATTTCCCACTGCTTTTCACTCAGTCCCTTCATCGCCGCCGCCCTTCGTCCGCCGCTCGATCTCCGCCGTGATTGCCGCCGTCAGGGGATCCACCGTACGCTCGTCCTCAGCCGCCTCCTCCGCCGGGCCCTTGTCGCTCCAGCCCAGCTGCTTCAATGAAAAAATGGCGACGGACGGGGAATAGCGTCCCGACAGCCCGCCGCGCTCCAGCTTGATCTCCTTTGCCTCGCTCAGCTTTTTTATAGCGTCAGATAAGCGGGCGTCTCCCCGCTTTTTGGCCGTCGACGCCAGCTCGTAGAGATACTGGCGCGTGATGCCCTGCCGATGCGCGAACTCTGCCACAATGGGCGGATCGGCGTCCTCGAGGTACGGATCGACAGCGGCAAGAATGTCGTTGATCTTAATCTTCGGCGGTCTGCCTTTTGCCATATCCGCACCTCCTTTCCGCGTTATGCTGATATTACTTTTGATGTCACACAGCCGGTCATTTCACCGCTTACCGAAGCAAGAACCACACTCGCCGTGACGAACACCGCCTGACTTCTCCATGTACCGCTTGACTGAAATTTCACGTCGTACTGCCGCATCCATTCCCGGCAGTGATGATAGAACGCCATCCGCAGGAATTGAAACGGAATCAGATAAAACATATTGCAGTCTGCCGGGGCGAATGTGTACAGGATCATATCGACGCCGGTGGATTCGCTCAGCGTCCAGCCTGTTTTGCCGTCCGGGTTATCCGCAGACGGGCATACTGACCATAATTCAAGCGCAAGCTCCGGCTCACCGTGTTTCC